ACGGCGGCAAAGGGGCGCATAAATCGTCTCCAGGAAGAAAAATGGATTTAGAATTTTTTGGAGCAAAAGGGTTGATTTTTAAGAAAAAATATAATATATTAATATAAAGAGTAAAAGATTTTTCACAAGGAGAAAAATATGAAAGTAGTTAGAGAAAAGGTTTTTTTGGATTTAAAAGATTACCAAAATGTTGTAATGAATTTCGTAACGAAAGAAGAATATAAAGAAGTATTGAAATCAATGATTAATGGGGATGATCCTGCTTTCCAACAAGGATTTATTCAAGGACTTTGTTGGGCTTCATTAATTTCAGTTAAAGCTAAACAATATTTTGCAAATATCGAAGAAGAGGTTGAAGATAATGATTCTGACAGCCAAGCAGGAGCAGGGTCTGAAGATAGCAGTTCAGAGGCATAAAGACGGAGAAAAATATACTGTTATATCTGGGTATGCTGGAACTGGTAAGTCCACCTTAGTAAAATTTATTATTTCTGCGCTTGATGTTGATGATAATAGAGTTTGTTATACTGCTTTTACTGGCAAAGCTGCAGAAGTTTTACGAAAAAAAGGCAATCGTTAGGTAAGCACTTTACATCGGCTTCTTTATGAATCTATTCCTCGAGAAGCTGGAGGCTTCTTTAGAAAAGTAAAACCATCAATTCCATATGATATAGTCGTTGTTGATGAGTGTTCTATGGCTCCAAAAGAGTTAGTAGATATTTTACTTGGCCATAAAGTTTATGTTATTTTTCTTGGAGATCCATTCCAGTTACCTCCTGTTTCAAAAGATGATGATAACCATCTTTTGGATAGCCCTCATATTTTTCTTGATGAAATTATGAGACAGGCTCAAGAATCAGATATTATCCGATTAACTATGCAAATTAGAAATCAAGAGCCTATTTCATATGGAACAGGAGAATCTGTTAAGATTATGCATCATAAAGATTTAAACTATGGAATGTATAATTGGGCAGATTAGATTTTAACCGGAACCAATGCTAGAAGAGCAAAAATCAATAGTGAAATGCGAACTTTACTTGGGAGAGGTCCTGAACCACAAGTTGGAGATAAGGTTATTTGTACAAGAAACTATTGGGAAGATTGTAGCCTTCATGGAGATCCATTAATTAATGGTAGTATTGGATATTTGATGAATCCACACAAGGGAAAAGTTTATTTACCTTGGTTTTTAAAGAAAGAAAAAGAATATTTCGATGTAATAAAAACTGAAATTGAAGTTCCAGAAGTGAATGATATTTATCCTATGGTAAATATTGATTATAATATGCTACAAACGGAAACCAAATCTGCGGACTGGCGACTAGAATATAAGCTAGGATAGATGCGCAAACGTTATGGCGACTTACTTCCTAAAGATTTCCTTTATGCATATGCTATTACTGTACATAAAGCGCAAGGTAGCGAGTGGGATAAGGTATTAGTGTATGAAGAGAATTTTCCTTTTGATCGTACAGAACATGCGCGCTGGCTTTATACGGCCGCAACTCGAGCCGCAGAAAAATTAGTTATTTTGAGGGATTAAGAAATGGAATTATTTGATGATTATATAAAAGCTAGATCTCATACTAATGAGCAAGGATTAGCCGTAATTTCTGTTAATGAAGTTATGGGAGCTTGGAGAGAATATATGGCTCCTTTAATTAGAGCTTATCAAGACAGTTATGGAGATCTAGAGTATTTAGGAATAGAGTGTAAAAATTTTCTAAATAAAATGAAACTTGTTTAAAATAGGAGGAATATCTATGTTTTTTACATTAGTTATTCCAGCATATAATTGTGAGAAAACAATTAATAGACTTTTAGATTCTGTGGTTGAATAGCATGAGGATGATTTAAAAGTAATTGTTATAGATGATTCAGACCACGAAGGACTATATGAAGAATTTATTAAAGATTATGAAAAAGAACTTCATATAGAATATTACCCTCGAAGGTCTGAATTATATACAATACATTGCCCAAGTAATACTCGACATGATGGACTTTTAAGAGCATTAGAAGAAGATACAGAATATATATTTTTTGCTGATTGTGATGATGAATTTGTACCAAATAAATTAAAAACTATTAAAAAGACTATAAAAATAGCAAAATATCCAGAGGTATTATTTACTCCTTTCTACGAATGGGATGAAAAAACTGGAGAACAAAGAAAATTACATACTGATCGAGCTTGGTTACATGGGAATTTTTATAAGAAAGATTTTTTAAAGAAGAATGACATTCAATTTTAGATAGATTTAGTATCTCATGAAGATGTTTGTTTTAGTTCTTTAGTTGGATGTTATTTAATACCATTACAAAAAGATGTTTATGCTATTAATGAAGTTATTTATAAATGGTATTATAGAGATGCTTCTGAATCTCATTCTGATGTTGCTATAAAAGGTGCCAAAGATTAGTTTATTGAAACTCATTTTGGTGATTATCTCGAAGCAGCAATTAATCCTAGCATAATAGCAAAATCAAAATATCCTGATTTTATTTTAAATTATTGCCAAAATGCCATTTCTGGTTTAGTAGCAGGATATTTTTATATTCAAGGCTCTATTTTTATTAATAATTATCGAGCTGCGAGAAAAAATTATGCTATTTTTAAAGACAAAGTTATTCAAGTTATCGAAGAATTTGGTATTGAACCAGAAGGAATAGTAAGATTAGCTTATCAAAATAATGATACTTTTAATTATATGAGAGAAGAGTGTAAAAAGTCTATAGGAAATTATGTTGAAGAAAAAAGTTTTAAGGATTTTATCTTTGAACTTGAATTATATAAATAAAAAAGAACTGCGGCCGCCAGGTCCTGCGGTCGTTAGAGCGGGGGCCCGCAAGCCATCCGCTCTATTTGCTTTTTATATAAAATTATGATATAATTATTATATAAAGAAAAGATATGAGGTAAACATGAGGAAATATTTTAATTGTCATTCACATACTTATTTTTCTAACATTCGGCTTTTGGATGCAATTAATCGCCCTAAAGATTTGATTAAAAAAGCTCATGAACTAGGTATGAGTGGAATTGCGATTACCGATCATGAGGTTTTATCAGCTCATGTTGAGGCTTTAAAAGTAGCTGAAGAAATATATAAGGAAGACCCAGATTTTCTTGTTGCTCTTGGAAATGAGATTTATTTAGTAGATACGAGAGAATCTGGGCAAAAATATTACCATTTTATCTTAATTGCGAAAGATGCTATCGGACATAAAGCTCTTCGTGAATTAAGTTCACAATCTTGGTTTAATTCTTATTCTGATAGAGGACAAGAAAGAGTTCCAACTTTAAAATCTGAATTAGATGAAATTATTCATAAATATCCAGGTCATTTAATTGCAACTTCAGCTTGTATTGGTGGAGAATTAGGAACAAATCTTTTAATGCGAGCAAAAGCATTAGCAATAGATGATAATTATAATGCAGATTTGTATTTTATGCAAGCAAAAGCATTTTTAAATTATTGTAAAAATCTATTCGGTGATGATTTTTATATTGAATGTGCTCCATCATCAAATGAAGATCAAATTGCAGTAAATAAACAATTAAAAGAATTATCAAAATTATTTAATATTAAAATGTGTATTGGAACAGATGCTCATTATCTTGTAAAAGAAGATAGACCTGTTCATAAAGCATATTTAAATTCAAAAGGTGGAGAAAGAGAAGTTGATTCATTTTATGAATTTACATATTTAATGAATAGTGATGAAGTAGAAGAATTATTGAGTTATTCTTTTAATAAAGATTTTATATCTGAAATTTTAAATAATAGTCTTGAAATTCAGAATAAAATTACAAAGTATTCTCTTTTTCATAAACAAGATATTCCAACAGTAGAAGTTAAAGATTATCCAAAAACTCATTGGATAACAGTAAATGGCGTTGGAGAAGATAATCCTGATTATCCTCATCTTAGTAAAATGCTTCATGATGATGATATTCAAAATAGATATTGGGTTAATCAATGCATTGAAAAATTATATAAATTAGGAATTGCTGATAGTGATAAAGCGCCAATTTATTATAAAGAATTAGAAGAAGAAGCGCGAGTAAAAAGTGTTATTAGTGAAAAACTTGAAACAAATATGTTTCGTTATCCTAATACTCTTCAGCATTATATTGATTTAATTTGGGATTGTGGCTCAATGGTTGGTGCTGGAAGAGGTTCTTCTTGTGCAGCATTAAATCATTATCTTATGGGTATTACTCAGCTTGATCCAATTCAGTGGGATTTACCTTTCTTTCGTTATTTAAATGATGAAAGAATAGAACTTGGTGATATTGATATTGATATTTGTCCAAGTAAACGTCCATTAATTTTAAATAAAATTAAAGAAGAAAGAAAAGCATATTTTAATGAAGATGTTGCAGAATGGGCAAAAGAAAATCTTGGATGTACATTAGTTGCAACTTTTGGTACAGAAGGTACAAAAAGCGCAATTTTAACAGCTTGTCGTGGATATAGAAGTGAAGATTATCCAGATGGAATTGATGTTGATGAAGCACAGTTTATGTCTTCAATGATTCCACAGGAGAGAGGATTTTTATGGAGTATTCATGATGTGGTTTATGGAAATCCAGAAAAAGGACGAAATCCAGTTCAGTCTTTTATTAGAGAAGTAAATAATTATCCAGGTTTATTAGATATTATTGTATCTATTGAAGGATTGGTTAACCATAGAGGTAGTCATGCATCTGGAGTTATTTTATTTGACGGAGATCCATTTGAACATTGTGCATTTATGAAAACTCCAAAAGGAGAAATCACAACTCAGTTTGATCTTCATGATGATGAGTATCTAGGTTTAACAAAATATGATTTTCTTGTAACTGAAGTTCAGGATAAATTAGTTCAAGCAATTCAGCTTCTCCAAAAGGATGGTCAGATTGAAGCAGATTTATCTTTAAGAGAAGTGTATAATAAATATTTTCATCCAAATGTAATTCCATTAGAAGATAAAAGAATTTGGGATGCATTGGGAAATGTATCTGTATTGAATACATTTCAGTTTGATTCTGCGGTTGGTTCTCAGGTTGCGAAAATGTTGAAGCCTCAAAATGTATTAGAGATGGCTGACGCAAATGGATTGATGAGATTAAGTGGTGAAGAAGGCGAAGAAAGACCAATGAATAAATATTATAGATTTAAGAATAATATAAATCTATGGTATAAAGAAATGGATGATTTTGGTCTTACAAAAGAAGAACAGAAAGCTATTGAGCCTTATTTTAAATCTTCATATGGAGTACCTCCGAGCCAAGAGCAGTTAATGCGAATGTTGATGGACGAAAATATTTGCGGTTTCACCTTAGGAGAAGCGAATGCGGCCAGAAAAGTTGTCGGAAAGAAACAGATGAATAAGATTCCAGAACTTAGAGAAAAAGTTCTGAAACGTGCAAAGTCTGAGAAATTGGGCCAGTATATATGGAAATATGGTGCCGGGCCTTAGATGGGATATTCTTTTAGTGTAATTCATGCATTAGCTTATTCATTTATTGGTGTTCAAACTTTATATATAGCAACAAATTGGAATCCGATTTATTGGAATACAGCTTGTTTGATTGTTAATAGTGGAGCAACAGATCCAGATAATGGTGGTCAAACAGATTATTCAAAAATTGCGAAAGCAATGGGAGATATAATTAATGCTGGTATTAATTTAAGTCTTGTAAATATTAATCAATCAGGTTATGGTTTTGAGCCTGATGCAAAAAATAATAGAATTTTATATGGAATGAAAGCGATGCTGAATGTTGGTGATGATATCATTGATGCAACAATTAAAAATCGTCCATATGTTTCTATTAGAGATTATTATAATAAAGTTCATCCAAATAAGCAAGCGATGATTTCATTAATTAAAGGCGGAGCTTTTGATGATATGATGGAAAGAAAAATGGCAATGGCTTGGTTTATTTGGGAAACTTGTGATAAAAAGAAGCGTATTACTCTTCAAAATATGGGAGGTTTAATTAAATATGGTTTACTCCCAGAAAAAAATGAAGAAGAGGTAATGGCAAGAAGAATTTATGAATTTAATAGATATTTAAAAGCCATGTGCAAAAATGGTGAAGGATATATATTAGATAATAGAGCTTTAAATTTTATTCATGAAATTGAAGCAGATAGTTTATTAGAAAATAAAAATAATGAATGGTATATGTCAGCAAAGAATTGGGATAAAAAAGTTTATCAAAAATGGATGGACGTATTTAGAGCATGGATTGCTGAAAATAAAGATGAAATATTGGATACATTAAATTCAAAAATATTTTATGATGATTGGAGTAAATATGCTAAAGGAACAATCTCTGCTTGGGAAATGGAAGCTTTATGCTTTTATTACCACGAACATGAACTCGCTCATGTGGATAATGCGAGATATGGCTTTATTAATTTTATGGATTTGCCAGAAGCTCCATTAATTGATAGAGTTTTTAAAAGAAATGGAAAAGAAATTAAAATATTTAAACTTAATTTAATTTGTGGAACTTGTATTGCAAAGAATAAGGTTAAGAGTACAGTAAGTCTTTTAACTACAACTGGAGTAGTTACAGTTAAGTTCAGAAAGGAATATTTTAATCTCTTTGATAAACAAATTTCTCAGAAACAAGCAGATGGAACCAAAAAGGTTATTGAAAAATCTTGGTTCAATCGAGGTAGTATGATTATCGTACAAGGGATTCGTTCAGATGATAATTTCGTAACGAAGAAGTACGCAAATTCTGAAATGCATCAACTCTATAAGATAGATGAAATTCTTCCAGATGGTAGTTTAAAAATTAGAAATGAAAGATACCAGGGAGAAGCAGAAGATGATGAATGATAAACAAATATGCTTAGTTTGCGGGAGGGAACTTCCGCAAACCAATTTTTGGAAAATAAAAGAACCATTTACAGATTAGCATAAAATAAAATATCGTAGATATAATATTTGTAAAGAATGTTTTTATGAAACTAAATTATTAGATGAATCTAATAATGATAATATAAAATTATATTGTGAATTTTTTAATGTTCCTTTTATATTAAAAGAATGGGAAGTATTAAAAAAAAGATATTATCCTAAAAGACATATTTTTGGAAGATATATGGCTAAAATGAACTTAGCAGGATATCGACCATATCAGTATAAAGATTCGGAGGAATTAAATAAATCCTATGAATAATTATGTAGTTCTTGCCATAATTGGAGAATCTGGATCTGGAAAAGATACTGTTATGGAAGGGGTTCTTAAAAAGAACCCCAATCTTCATAAAATTATATCTTGTACAACACGTCCTCCAAGAGAGAAAGAAAAAGATGGTGTGAATTACCATTTTTTAACAATAGAAGAATTTACAGAAAAAATTCTAAATAGAGAAATGTTTGAAGCAACAGTTTTTAATGATTGGTGCTATGGAACAAGTTATGAATCATTAGATAAAGATAAAATAAATATCGGCGTCTTTAATCCAGCAGGAATAGAAGCCATGATGGAACATAATAATATTTTTATTGTGTGCTATTATGTGCGGGCGGCGGATAAGCAGCGTCTTTTACGCCAGCTTAATCGTGAAGAAGAGCCTGACGTAGAGGAAATCTTAAGGCGGTTCTCCGCAGACAAATTAGATTTTGAAGAGCTTAATTTTCATTATAATGAGCTTGAAAATAATACATTACAAGATCTAGATAGAAACATTGAGATTATAAATAGAGTTTGTTTAGGTCTTTAGAATTTATTGGACCAAAAATGATAAAGTATTTAAAATAAAAATTAAATATAATAGATTTCACTACAGAAATCCTTAAAATAATAATATACTTAGGAGGAAATCTATAATGATTTATGTAAAGAAGAGAGATGGACGTAGAGTCCCATTTGATGAAAAGAAAATTGAAAATGCTGTATTAGCAGCTTTTAAGGATGTTGATAAAGAATTAACTTCTTATGCTTAGGACAAAGCTTATAATATAGCAATGTATGTTCTTGGATATGCTGAAGAATAGTCTGATGAACTTAGTATTGAAGATATTCAAGATCTCGTTGAAAAAGGGCTTATGGCGACTAAAAGAAAAGATGTTGCTAAGGCGTATATTCTTTACAGAGATAAACGTAATAAAGAACGTGAAGGAAATATAGATTGGATGAAGCTTATTTCTGAAAAGCTTCAAGCAAAAAATGTTCAAAATCAAAATGCTAATGTTGATGAGCATTCTTTTGGAGGAAGAAAAGGAGAAGCTGATAATGTTTTAATGAGAGAAATCGCATTAAATCATATCGGGATGTCTAAAAAGGCCAGAGATAATCATCTGAATAATCGTGTTTATATTCATGATTTGGACGCGTATGCTGTCGGCATGCATAACTGCCTTACAATTCCGTTTGATGACTTGCTTGCCAATGGTTTTAATACTAGACAAACTGATGTTAGACCAGCTAATAGTGTAAATACAGCTATGCAATTAGTAGCAGTTATCTTTTAGCTTCAATCACTTCAGCAATTTGGTGGAGTAAGTGCATCTCATCTTGATTGGACAATGGTGCCATATGTAAGAAAATCATTTTGGAAACATTTTAAAGATGGTATAAAATATTGTCAAAATGGATAGATAATTAGTTTAGCTGGTATTTATGAAACATTTGATAATATATATGAAGCAATAGATGATCGTAGAAAAGATAATTTACCTATTGATAATGAATGGGCAATTCGTTAGGACAAAGCATATCAATATGCTATGGATATGACTGAAAAAGAAACCATGTAGGCAGTCGAAGGGCTCTATCATAACCTAAATACACTGCAATCAAGGTCTGGAAATCAGCTTCCATTTACTTCAATCAATTATGGAACATGTACTTTGCCAGAAGGAAGAATTATTATTAAAGCTCTTCTTAATGGTTCTATTAATGGAGTTGGTAAACTTCATAAAACGCCTATTTTTCCATGTGGTATTTTTCAATGTATGAAAGGAGTTAATCGTGATCCAGGGGATCCCAATTACGATTTATTTAGGCTAGCCCTTAAATCCACAGCTAAAAGATTATATCCCAACTATGCAAATGTTGACTGGAGTGGCAACGCTGGATACAATAGAAATGACCCAAGGACATACTTCAGTACAATGGGTTGCAGAACTGCCAACGGATGGGACATCAACGGTTTCGGTCAGCTTAAAGATGGACGTGGTAACATCTGCCCAGTAACTATTATTCTTCCTACTCTTGCTATGGAAGCAAAAGAATATATTATGAAAAATAGTGAACCTTTTTCTGAGGATTTAGAAGGATAGACTATTGATGCTTTTATGCAAATTTTAGATGAAGCTATCCATGATGCAAAGGATGCTCTTATTGAAAGATTTGAGTGGATTTGTTCACAAGATCCATCTTCTGCTAAATTTATGTGGGAAAATAATACCATGGCAGGATATATTCCAGAAGAAGGAATCCGTAGCGCACTTAAGCATGGAACACTCGCACTGGGTCAGTTAGGTCTTGCAGAAGCACTTCAAATTCTTATTGGATGTGACCATACTGAATCAGAAGGAATGAAACTTGCTAAGAAAATTGAGCAACTTTTTAAAACTCGTTGCGCTGAGTTTAAAGAAGAGTATAAACTGAACTTTGGAGTGTATTTTACTCCAGCTGAAAATCTCTGCTATACTGCATTAAAAAAGTTTAGAGAGAAGTACGGTGTAATACATAATGTTAGTGATAAAGAATTCTTTACTAATTCTATACATGTTCCAGTCTGGACGTAGATTAGTCCTTTTGATAAAATTGATATTGAATCTCAATTAACAGGATATTCAAGTGCGGGCTGCATTACTTATGTTGAGCTTGAATCTACTGTTGGAAAAAATATAGATGCAATGGAAACATTAGTAAATTATGCTATGGATAAAGATATTCCATATTTTGCAATTAATGTTCCGAATGATACTTGCCTTGAATGTGGATACACTGGTGAATTTAATAATACCTGTCCTGCTTGCGGCAGCGACCATATCTAGCAATTAAGACGTGTAACAGGCTACCTTACTGGTAACTACACAACTGCGTTTAATTATGGAAAACAAGACGAAGTACATAACCGCGTAAAGCACACCGGTTATATGGAATAAGGAGGCGGCCGCATGCGTTTTGCAGGAATTATACCAAATGATTTCGCCGCAGCTCCTGGAGTATGTACTACTTTTTTTGTTTAGGGCTGCCCGATAAAATGCCCAGGTTGTCAAAATCCTGAAACCTGGGCATTTGACGGAGGGAAAGAATTTAATGCAGAAGTTTTAGATAAACTTGAATCTGATATCCTCGCAAATGGAATTCAAAGAACTCTTTGCATTATGGGCGGAGAGCCCCTCTGTCAAGAAAATCTTTTTTTAACAACGATGATTATTAAAGAAATGAAAAATAGAATTAATAATCTTAAAATTTGGATATGGACAGGATATGATTATGAAGCAATAAATCAGGCTGATCCAAAAATAGATTACATATTAAAAAATATTAATGGATTAGTAACTGGTCCATTTATCGAATCTCTTAAAGATATTACATTACCAATGAGAGGAAGTAGTAATTAGAAAATTATTGATTTTTCAAAAAAAATGTGATATAATTTAATTATAAAAAAGGAGATTGAATATGGAGCCAATTAAAGTTGCTAATGTAAATATATTAAAAGCTTTACCAAATCATGAAAATGGCGAAGTGGCTTATGTGGAAAATGAAGATTGTTATTATATTTTTAATAATGATGATTGGTATCCATATAAAGCTGATTACACTTCTTCTGGATTGAAATTAAGTTTATATGAACTGAATAAGTCTGTAGTTAGTTAGTTGCCAGTTTTTAATAAAGAAGCTTGGGATGGAGCAGAAAAAATTGTTAATGATTGGTTTTCTAGATAGTTAGACCAAGAGAAAAAGCCAAAATATTTTATGTTATATGGAAAAGATATTAGTTATTTTACTGTATTTAGAAGAGTGTCTGCGGGCGCCGACTATGATGATCTTTTTACTGGACTAAAAGATGTTTTAGCTGATCTTGGCGATGTATATGCTATAGATCCTACAGAAGATGATAGCGCTATTGAGGTTTGGATTAGATATATTGATGAAGATAGAGATATAGATGACATTGTTTGTTTATATCTGTTTATTTATGATGAAGGAGTAGTTACTTTTTATGGATAATGAAATTCTTTGTTATGTAAATATGTTCGATTTATAGCAAACTGTAAAATTAGTAGACAAAGAAGTTTCTGTACCAACCTATAAATTGGGGACAGTACTTCCTTCTTTATGTGAAAGCGAGCATTATGATACAATTCATTTATATGGAAATGAAAAATATATAGATGGTATTGTTCAAGAAATTTATGAAAATAAAAATTATTCAAATATTATGGTAAAGGTGAATTAAAAAAATATGAAAATGTTACTTAGTACGACAGATGTTTATAGAGTTGATTCTGAAGAAGAAGCAAAAGCTTTAATTGAAGAAATTAAAGAAGAAGCAAATGAAAATGATTATATTGTAGATTCTTATTCTTCAACAAGAAAAGAAAAGAAGAAGAAGGGTGAAGTAATTGCAGAAGGCTATCAAGTAAAGATCACTAGAAAGTATTCTGATTTTTGGGTAATGGAGGAAGCTGAATAATGGCTGCTTTTTTTGAATGTGTAACAGGGTATGAAGATAGCCGTATTCCAGTCCGTAAGACCGCCAATTCCGCAGGTTATGATTTCTTTGCGGCTGAAGATGTTATTATTCCCGCATATGAAGATCTCTGTAATGAAATAATTGGTAAGCATCTTGAAAATTATGATAGCGTGCTTGATGCAATTACAGATAAGCAGAACTGCATAGGCGCTTTAACACTGGATGAAATGGCCGCTTTGACCAAGGCCGCAAAAGCCAAGCCAACTCTTATTCCTACTGGGGTTAAATGCCATCTTGATCCAGATACTTTTCTTCAGTTATCAATTCGTTCTTCTTCACCATTAAAATACTGGATTACACTAGCTAATGGGGTTGGAATTATTGATGCAGATTATTATAATAACCCTGATAATGAAGGACATATTTATTTTCAAGTTATTAATCTATCTCCAGTTCCAATCAAAATTAAGAAAGGCGATGCTATTGGATAGGGTGTCATTATGAATTATTTTACAGTTCAAGATGATTGCGCTATCGAAACCAGAGTGGGCGGTTTTGGATCTACAGATTCTGCGCTTGCTTCAGCAATGTAATGCGTAAATTACTAGCTTTAGATTAGTCTTCTAAAACTAGTGGATATGCAGTATTTTATGACAATGAATTAAAACATTATGGACATTTTACTTTTGAAGATGATGATATCGGTGATAGACTTTATAAAATTCGTAAAAAAGTAAATGAGCTTATAGAAAAATATGAAATAAATGAAGTTGCCTTTGAAGATATATAGTTACAAAATAATGTTGGTAATAATGTAAAAACTTTTAAAATTTTAGCTGAAGTTTTTGGAGTTATTTATGAATTATTAACAGAATTAAAACTTCCTCATTAGGAAATACTTGCTTCAACATGGAAATCAACTTTAAAAGTAAAAGGACGCACTCGTCCAGAGCAAAAAAGAAATGCTTAGTAGTATGTCAATAATAAATATCAAATAAAAGCAACTCAAGATGAATGTGATGCTATTTGTATTGGTTGTCATGTTCTTACAAATAAACAACCAGTAGCAGATCATGATTGGTCAGATTAAATAAATAAAGTTATCCCTCTTTTCATAATTTATAGAGAAATGAAAAGAGGGATTTTTTCTTTCTAAAAAAATACAAAGGGGAACTAAAAAATGATTGCTTTTTTAAATACTGTGGCGGAATTAGGAGGGTTAAACGCTCTAACCTTTTTAGTTCTGTTCTTTTTTGCTTTTAGAGAGGGATACAACTTTTGTGTTTGGGTAAAAACAGAAGTCTTAGATAAGTATCATAATAAAAAAAATAAGAGCGAAAATGCCGAAGAAACTTTTGAAATGCTGAAAGCTATGAATTTGAAAGAAGATAAAGAAATTGAATATCTAAAAGAATAGATAGAAAATTTAAAAATATAGCAGGAAAAATGCAAAAACGATTCTAGAGAATATCATTTAGCTATCGCAAGAAACACCTTATATCATATTTATAACCGCTGTAGAAAATATGGATATATAGATCAAGCTGAATATGAATCTTTTGAAAGTTTAAAGAAGATTTATCTTGATAATGGCGGTAATTCTTTATTTAAAAATAAAATTATTCCTTTTATTGAAGCATCCACAATTAAAGGAATTGAATTTAATGATGATAGAGAAATTGAAGAATAAAAAAATAGGGGAGAACCTTAATTGGTTCTCCCCTTATTTTTTTTGGATTTTTTTAAAAATCTTATTCGTTATAAAAATAATTTCTTCTCCATAAGTAGCAATTAGATCTGCTAAAAGCTCTTCTTGGTCTAAACTTAAATATATTTTATAACTAAACATAGCAGCATGTGTAAGCTCATGGCATAGAACTTTTTTAGTTTTCTACATTGAAAGATTATTTGCAATATAGATAGTATGTGTGTCTAATACCGTGGCTCCAAGAGTATACTCTCCAGTAGGTCGCTATAATATATAATAATTAGGTTTTACAAAAAATATGTCCCAATGAATATTATTTATTTCAAACATTTATTTTTGAGGCAATGCCCGAAATTTTTTTCTGTAATAAAGCTCTTTCATCAGCAGAAGCATTTTTTACCATTTCAGATATATCTGTAGACAACTCTTGTAAATAAGATTCTAATTCTTTCATCTCTACTTCAGGTCCTTTATGAAGCTGTTTAGATTCCATATACATTTTTCTTTGCATAGGACTTCTTCCTTCACGAGAATCTCTAAATTCCTATGGCCAGTATTCTTCTTGATAATAACTAGTTCCATTTCCAGAAGAACTAGAATTAGAACTCATAGAAGATCCAGATCCAGAAGAAGAAGAGCCATTACCACTATAATACATTCTACCGTTAGAATATTCTAAAGGACGCTCATAGTAATAATAGGTATTATTATTAATTTTCTCTTTATCTTCTCCGGATTTTTCTTCCATCGCTTCTGTAATTGTGCAGTAGTAAATAGCCTCAGATAAATCTTTAATCATATCTATTGCTTCTCCAAGTTCTTTTGCATCAACAGTATCGAGATGGGACATTTGAGCTTGAACCTAAGATGTTAAATGTTCTTTCATTGTCTTTAATTCTTCCATGATTAAGCCGTCCTTTCTACAATAAAGTTAGCATTTTGAACTGCAATATCAGCAGTAGTAGTATTCTTTACACTAAGGCTATAGCAACATCCAATAGGAACATCAATATAAATACTTGAATGGACATTGTTTAAATCGCCTGCGGCCGCCGGTGTAGAGATCATTTGGCTGGTCTATATAGCTTCACCATTAATAGCAATAGCAAGAGAAACAGGAGCAACTGTTCCGCCATCAGGGACACCAATATTTGCGCCGAAAGAAGCGCGGAATCTTGCACGGCATTGACCATTAGGTAATCCACGCAAGGTTACTATGCCACTACCTTCTCTATGTATAATACTACAATTTCCATTTACTGCGGTCTCGGTAAAAAGTACGTCATTATCGGCCGCAACAGTTTGAAGAGCATTAGCTGTAATCTCCATTTAAGCAGTCCTCCTTATTACATTGTTCCGCAACCGCATCCAGTGTTGCATCCGCAGCCGAAGCCATTATTATATCCATAATAGCCTCCAGTATAAGGATTAGGAACAACATATGCCGGAGCAGGAGTTGGATTTAAAGCATTTACAAGATACTGATTTTGAGCAGCTTGAGATTGAGCAAATTTAAGAGCCTGGTTCTCAGCAGTTAAAGCAGATAATCTATCTTGAGTTAAGAAATCTAAGATGCTTCTCGTATTAGCATTCTGATTCTCAATAATAGCTGCTTTCGCATCTGCGACCGCTTGACGGTCCGCACAAGCTTCTGTGGCTAAATTATAGTTTAACTGAGCAAGTCCTTGAGCTTCCTGATATTTCACATCACAGAATCCAGCTGCCTGATCGGTAGCAAGACCAGCAATCTGAGTGCTAAGAGCATTTGAATTAATGGCTCCAGAATAAACAGCGCTCTGAACAGCGTTATTAACACTATTGAATCCATTATTCATATTGGTAAGCATAGCAGCATTATTGTTGCAAATAGAACCTTGAATCTGATTAATTCCAGATAAAATAGAACTTGTATCAAAGCTATCTGCAATATCGCTACGAGTTAAATAACCCTGAGCGCCACCATATCCGCCGCCGAAGCCATTGCCCCAGCCACCGAACATAGCAAAGAAGAAAAGAATAATGACCCACCAAGCGCCATTTCCAAAATCTCCGCCCCAGCCATTTCCATTTCCAGTAGCAGCTGCAATATCAGAAAGAGAATAACCAGAATTACTATTGTTAAACATATCTTTTTTCCTCCTAAACAACTTACTTTAAGCCAAGTCGTTGCTTGAATAGTTTAAACTATTCGTCATAATTTATTCCTTTCTACTGGCACATATTTCTAACTATTTGTTCAATAGCTTGAGTATTATTTTGTTTAGCCAGTTGTAATAAATTCTATCCCATTGGAGTATTTCCCATTTGAGATTGAAGATAGTTTAAGACTAATTCTTGAGGATTCTTGCCTTGCATAATCATTTGAAGAATATTATCACTATTAAAATTCATAATTAACTCCTTTCTTCTGCGGCGGCTCGCTTGTTTGGATCCTTGACGTTAGCTCTTTAATCGCCGCATCGAACTCTTCCCTGGTTATATAATTAGCTTGAGGTAAAGGTGAAGTCATTGGCAATTCTGTTAATTCATAACATTGCATTAAAGAAGTTCCATCCATATTAATTTGTTTAGTGTAAATTCTTTTATTGGCAAGATCTGGAAAAAAGAATATTGACCCATCAAAATCAACTGAAGCAGCTCTAGCTTCATCTATAGAAGAAACTAGTCTACCCTTTAAAAAATTCATATTATTATTCATTAATAGATTGTTTCTAAACATCTATTGCTATGGTTGTTGATTATTAAATTGCATATTCACAGTTCCTCACTTTTGCATAACTTGTTTTTTTATTTTTGTTCCATATTCAATTTTTATATACGCGCGTATTAAAAAGAAGATTTATCTCTTCTTTTCATAGTTATATGAAAATTGAATATGTCATTTTTTCAATTTTTGAAAGTTTTCAATTATACTTTTTTATTATAACTGAAAATAAGAGTTATAGTTAAAAACTATAACTCTTATAAAAAAATAATATATGATAACATTTTATTATAATAAAAAACTATAAGTTATACAAAGGCAAAAAAAAATAAGGGGAATGCTTTAAGCATTCCCCTTATTATTATTAACAGCAGCTTCGATTGCTGTTTCAAGATATGTTGAAAGATCTCCGTAGAAGGCTTCCAGATATTGTTTGGCCTCGTCCGTCAGCAGACCCTAGACCGCAAACAATGTCTTTTCAAAGGCAATTTTTTGAGCTTCTTCATCAAACTTGCCTTGTTTCTTTAACTCTTCTACATATGTCTGATTTGTAGCTATTACACATTTAGTAATAGTATCTGTCAACATAGTAATATATTTATTCAATTTTTCGTTATAAGCTGCATCTTCATTTTTTTGATTATTTAATTTAATTTCTTCACTCTTAATTTTAATGTATTTAACTAAATAAGTAGTTAAAATTCCTAAGAGAGGAATTACACATACTTGAAAAATTTCATTAAGAATAATTGTCCATTCCATAAATCTATTGTTCCTCCGATTCTTCATTATTATTTAATAAAAGTGCTACTTGTTCTCGGATTTCTTCTGGAACTTCTTCTATTGTCTTTAATTTTTTTTGTATAACATTAGCATAAATATTAATAATATAATTATCCATATCTATTATTTAACTCCATTTATTTCATTTAATGATGCCTAAATACTATCTATTTTTTTTTGAAGCATAAGGTTTTTTTCATACTATTCTATAATAGCCATTTGAAGATTAGTAACATCATCATTCCAAACTATTGGTTTTGGTGTTGGAGCTTCAACCACCTCATAGTATTCATCTCGTTCAGCAATTGTTGCACCATTTTGATTACACCATTCAGCTACCATAGTATATCTTTTTAAATCCTCTGGAGTTATAAGCTATTTTGAAAATTTTGTACCAAT